AAAAGCTAGTAGGTGAACGAGGTGTAAACGAACCATTTGATTAAATGAAAAATAAACCAATAAGAATAGTAAAAGACCCTAAGGCACTTGCTGAGAAAGTTATAAAGTATTTCTATGACAACCCAAAAGCAAACAGCTCAAAAGAAATGGAAGAAGTATTTGATGTATCACACAGAAGGATAAGAAGAATACTAAGTGACCACTTAAAAGAAAAGTTAGAAAACAGTTATGAAAGGAAGATGATAAATAAATTTCTGTAATTTCTATTATATTATAAACTAAAAGCAAATCAATGAAACTAAAAATCAACGAATTAAAACCTAACGAAAGTAACCCTAGAATTATTAAGGAGCCAAAATTTAAGAAACTTGTAAAAAGTATTAAAGACTTTCCAGAGATGCTAGAACTTAGACCTATCATATTAGATGAGGATTATGTTATCCTAGGTGGGAATATGAGATACAAAGCTTGTGTTGCTGCAGGTTTAAAAGAAGTACCTGTTAAAATAGCAAAAGGATTAACAGAAGAACAAAAAGAGGAGTTCATCGTAAAGGACAACGTAGGTTTCGGTGAATGGAATTGGGATATGTTAGGTAATGAATGGGATAACGCTAAGCTAGGAGAATGGGGTATGGATGTTTGGCAACCTGAAGAAGCAGTAGACTATTCTGTATTAGATGACATTGAAGTAGGTGGAGTTTTAGAAGATAAAACGGCAGGAGTAAAAAGAGGTATAGTTATAGAGTTTGAATCTTCAATGTATGATGAAGCCAACGAACTTATAAAAAAAGCTAGAGATGAAGGTAAGAACGTAGGACTAATTGTTTTAAATGCTTTCAAAAATTTATGATAGTATTTATACCTACAAAAGGCAGGCTAAAGACTAAGACTTACAAATTGTTTGAAGAAGTTGGTATAGAAGTAAAGCATTTTATAGAACCAAAAGAGTTTGATTTATATGAAGTTCCTAATAAAGTAAATATACTAGAAAATAACAAAGGTATTAGTTACGTAAGAAATTTTATGCTAAATTACGCAAGAGAAAATAATTATGAATGGGTTATTTTTTGTGATGATGATGTTACTGGTTTTGGAATATATAATGGTAAGACTGTAAAAAAAGACGCTAGTATTTGGTTAGAAATATTAGAGAAAAGTAAAAAATTACCTTTTGAGTTAGTAGGCATAAATTATGCACAACACGCTTGGCACGAAAACAAAGCATATTCAATAAACAAAAAGTACGTTGAAGTTTGTGTGTTGTTAAACGTAAAGAAAATAGATTGGGATTATGTTAAGGGAATGAAACAAGATAGACAATTTTGTTTTGAAACAATTAAAAGAGGGTATGGTGTTTTAAAGTTCAATCATTATTGGTTTAGGTGTCCAGATGTTGGAACTAATAAAGGTGGATTGTATGATGAATATAAAAACAAAGTAGATGAGGAAGCTGCAGAAAGGTTAGTTAAAACTTATTACCCATACGCGAAGTTAGTAAGAAAGAAAGATAGAATAGAAGCTAAGTTAGATATAAAAGGATTTGCAAAGAGTTTAAATAAAATAATAAAATGAAAACAATAAAACTACAACAAGTAGAACACAACACGAAGATAGGTAAAGATTGCCCATACTATGAACCTAACATAAAAGAAGATTGCTTATTAGAACTTGATGGGGAGGTGATTGGTTTTTATTTAAATGATGTATCTAAGTATAGCAAAAAATTAAAACAATTAATTTCAATAGCCAACAAAGAATTTAGAAGTGATAATGTTCCTAAGAGCTTATTAGAACGTAGTGATGTTTTTGCAAAAGTATACAAAGAAGGGATGACAAGAAAAGAAGCAAAAGCGACAGGAGTTGTTCAAATGAGTTCTATACTAGGAAGTGTAGCACCTAAACCTCATATGCGTAGACCTTACCCTACAATATCATCAGTTCACAGAGAAGATAAGGCTCAAACATTTATTAAAGCAATGTGGGGTGCTTGTGTTGAAGCAGAACAAATAATAAAGAAACTTACTCCTCATATATATGAAAAGCAAGTAGAACTCTTTGAAGATATAAAAAAAGATTGGAGATTTGGTAATATTTATACAAGTAGTATATCTAACTTCAATATAGCAGCACCATTTCACAGAGACACAGGAAACATAGTAGGAACAGTAAACACAATACTCACCAAAAGAAATAACGCAAACGGAGGTTGCTTAAACGTGCCTGACTACAATGTTACATTTGAACAAGCTGATAACTCAATGTTGGTTTATCCTGCTTGGAAGAACGTACACGGAGTAACCCCAATCAAACAAATAACAGAAGATGGGTATAGAAACAGTTTAATATTCTACCCATTGAAAGCTTTTAAAGGTATATAAAATGGAACAAAATAGAACAAAGATTAACAAAGAGAGATTGCTCAAAGCTTTAGAAAGCTCACTAGGAGTAATCACAACAGCATTAAAGTCTTGCGACTTATCAAGGACAAATTTTTATAAATGGCTAAAAGAAGATGAGGAATTTGCAGCAAAGGTTGAGGAAATAGAAAGCATACAAAAAGACTTTATAAAATCAAAGTATTATGAATGTGTAAAGGATAAAGTGCCTTCAGTTGTAATACACGCAGCTAAGACTAGACTTGGTTGGAATGAAACAAATAGATTAGATATAACATCAGGAGATAAAGCAATTAATATGCCTGTTATAACATTTGTTGAAACTGATACTGAATAAGAAATATAATCCTTTATTTTCATCAGAAGCTAGATACTTCATAATTACAGGAGGTCGTGGTTCAGGAAAGTCTTTTGCTGCAACAGTCTTTTTAACTTTACTTACTATGACAAAGGGTATAAGAATACTCTTTACAAGATACACAATGACCTCAGCTCATTTGTCTATTATCCCTGAGTTTTTAGAGAAGATAGGGTTGCTAGGTTTTGATGGTGTGTTTAATATAAACAAATCAGAAGTATTAAACTCAAGTAACAACTCAGATATACTATTTAGAGGTATTAGAACATCAGCAGGTAATCAAACTGCTAGTCTAAAGTCTTTACAAGGTATAAGCTGTTGGGTTCTTGATGAAGCTGAGGAGCTAGTTGATGAAGATATTTTTGATACTATTGATTTAAGTATTAGAGAGAAAGATGTACAGAACAGGGTGATACTTATTTTAAATCCTGTAACTAAAGAACATTGGATATACAAAAGGTTTTTTGAGGACAAAGGTGTAGAAGCTGGTTTTAACGGCTTTAGAGACAATGTATGCTATATCCATAGCACCTACCTAGACAATATAGAAAACCTCTCACAGAGCTTCCTAGAGCGTATTAAAGCTATAAAGCATAAGAACTTTAAAAAGTATCAGCATAAAATCTTAGGAGGTTGGTTAGATAAGGCAGAAGGAGTTGTATTTGAGAATTGGAGTATAGGTGAGTTTAACCCTGATGGATTACAGACATCTTGTGGAATGGACTTTGGTTTTAGTGTAGACCCTGATAGTCTAGTTGAAGTAGCTATTGATAAAAAGAAACACAAGATATACCTGAAAGAACATATCTATAAAAACGGATTAAAGTCAAATGAACTTGCTCAGATTATTATTGACAAAGTAGGTGACAAACTTATTATCGCTGATTCAGCAGAACCAAGACTAATAGCAGACCTAAGACATTTAGGGGTAAACATCAAGCCAGTCAAAAAAGGAACAGTTGAAAGTGGGATAACTAGAATGCAAGATTATGAATTAATCATAACAACTGAATCAACTAATATAGCAAAAGAACTAAACAACTATGTATACGCAGATAAGGGTTCTAAGCTTTATGTAGATAACTACAATCACGCAATTGACGCTTCAAGGTATAACATTATTTATCACTTAGATAACCCTAATGCAGGAAGGTATTTTGTACAGTAAACTAAAAACAGCAAATTTCTATTATATAATAAGACTATGAAAGTAAAGATTAAAAAAGAAGGGAAAGTAAAAGAGTTCAAGTTAATAAGCAGTTGGTCAGAAGTTACAATGGATAAGTGGTTAAAGCTTATAGACTTCAAAGAGGGAACAAAAACAGAAGAAGCAAAAAATACGATAGCAGCATTATCAAATATTCCTAAGAAGCTCATAAAGGAATTGGCACTAAAAGATGTAGCTGTTATTATGAGTAAGGTAGCAGAGTTACAAGAGAAGCAAAATAGTTCTTTAAAAAAGATAATTAAAATAGATGGTATTGAATACGGCTTTCATCCTGATTTAGATGAAATCACTTTAGGTGAGTTTGCTGATATTGAGACATTTATAAAAAATGATATTGAAAAGCACCTGCCTGAATTGATGGCTGTTATGTATAGACCAATACAGGAAAAAGGAGAGAATGGAGTTTATACTATTTCAGCTTATGATGGTAATATAACCATAAGGGCAGAACAAATGAAAAAGATGTCAGCAGAACAAGTGCAAAGTGCATTGGTTTTTTTTTATCATTTAGGCAACGAATTACTGATGACTTTGCCATCATATTTGATGCAAATGCTGAAGGAAATAAAACAGCAATCGGAGATCAAAGTTTCGCAGAAAAGTGGTCTTGGTTTGGTGTGATGTATAGATTAACAAATGGAGAGATAGTAAATTTAGAAAGAATTACAAAACTTAACTTATTAGAAGCATTAACTTGGTTAAGTTATGAGACAGATTTAAACGAACAAAATAACGTAAACTTAAATGGTAGAGAACAAAACTTATAACAACGTAGTAAACACCTTAATTAGATTAGGTGAATATCACGATCAAATATTTAGTGTTTCAGTGGGTGATATATATGACTTAGATTTAGAAAAGAATACTAAATTCCCTTTATTACATATAAATCCAACATCAGTAGTTACAGGTGATAGTCAATTGACGTATAACTTTCAGGTATTTATTATGGATATGGTAAGTGAAAAGTCTGATTGGCAAACTAAACAACATTCTTTACTTACTAAATTAGTAAACACAAAGAACAATGAACAAGAAGTATTCAATCAATGTTTAGAGATATGTACAGATTTTATTGGTATGCTAAGGCATAGCTCTAGACAATCATTAGCAGGTGTAGATGATATTAATTCTCCAATATATTTTACAGAAGGGCAATTTAATATAGAGCCCTTTCAAGAAAGATTTGACAATTTATGTTGTGGTTGGGTGTTTCAAATAGGTGTATTAGTTCAGAATAACTTTCAAACTTGTAATATTCCTGTATTAAGAGATGGGGCAGGGTACTAATGAAATTTAAGATAGGAAAATATAAAATAGAAATTGGATTTTTTAAGATAACAATAACATTATGAATTACGAGGACATATTAGAAAAACTAGAATCAATAAGCATAGAGTTAGAATCTTATAATGACTACCCACAAGCAGCTACTAATAATGCTAAAAGAGCAAGAAAATGGAAAGAAGAAAAT